AAACATCACGCGAAAACCGCGCGAACCATTCCGCACCAATACCCGGTTTCAAACTCATACGATTAAACTCGGGACAAACCGAAAAAATTTCGCCTGACTCACTATCTACACGAGTGTAATGAACACCAGCGTCAGGACCAGTAACCTTCTTCATACAATACCGCGCAACATACGCGGCAGACTCAAATGTTACATCAGCAACCGAAGAAAAACCAGCAGGCCACAACGTCTCAAGACACTTCGACGTATACAACTTAAAACCAGATCCCAAAGTTTTATAATAAACTTTGTCAGAAAAATCTAAACCAAAAACACAGCTATGAAAATGAGGGCGGCCAATGGTAACAACACGGCCAGCACCACATAAGCAATCACGCAAATTCCTATCACACACAACACACTTCTCACCATATTCTCCTGCCATATAAAAACGAACGGCCCCGTAACGCTTCCGGAGCCGCTTCATAAATAACTGAAAATCTCTATAATCCAAACTAGCACCACTCGGCAAACTCTCATCATTATAAGTCAACGTAATAAAACAGTTTTGCGAGTGACAAGAGGCTTCGTGCACACACCGCACAGCCCACTGCCGACTCCTTTCAAGTCGGCAACCAACACACTGACCACACGGCAGTTGCAACGAGCGCCGAATACTCCCGCGCTCGGCAAAAACAATCTTTCCGCTGTCAGTCTGCCATGCATCCAACAAATGATAGCACGGCATTCACAAACGCCAACCGCCACGCATCGGCGTCAAACCAATATTCGCTCCTTTCGTCCGAGACACGTTAGAACGAAACTTGCTCGCAGACCGAGACTTATTCACACCATAACGCTTGACAGGACGCATAACACACCTCACAATAAACATACGGCAATCACGCCGCATAGGAGACTACCAATGAACCTCTACCGTGTCAACTACGCCTTCGTCAGCGCCGGCGGACAACTCCGCACGAGCGCGATCGTACTGGAAGCCAAGACCGCCGCGGAAGCCGCGGACCAGGCGCCGGGCAAACTGCCGGCCGCCCATAAGTACCCTGAGATCGGGGCCGTAACCCTCTACAAGACGATCCCTGACAAGAAGTAGTAGAAACAGGGGGGGCGCAAGCCCCCCCAACCCCGTGACACCCAAGGTGTCACCTAGACCAGTTACATCAAGTAACAACTGGCCCAGCCGGCACCGCCGGCACAACAGGCTCCGGCTCCTTCGGAACCGCAAGCCCAAACTTCCTCATATCTTCCAAATTAGCCAAACGAACCTCACCGGTATCCTTATCAACAACCTCTTCCGTACAAAAATCCACAAACTGCGCGGCACTATTATCAAACCGCGCACGAATAGCAGCAGGCATACGGCTAAATGAATTAGCCGCCTCCAAAAGCGCATTCTGCGCATCCTGAAAACTCACAATATCAACAAAATCAGCAGCAAGCGGCACACGCACACTCTGAGGCAACTGCCCAGAAATACCGAAACGCTTCACAATAGTATTAATATCCGCTTCCTCCTTACCGGACTGCTGCGCCAAACTCTTCTCGTCACCAGCATCAAAGCCGGTTTCCTCACTCAAATCATCAAACACATCCAACTGTGCATACAACCTCATAAATCACCTCCGAAACAACTGACGCAACGCCAACAAAAACTTAGTAGACCACTCAATAGCACGGCCTTGACCTTCTAACTGCTTCCACAACATAGCCTCAGCTTCCTTCAACGGAATCCCTAACTTCAACCCTTGAATCATCAACTCCTGCGTCTGTTTCAACAACGGACGCATCTTCACCAAATCAAACTCACGCATACCAGACTCCGCCGCAGCCGACTTCGCTTCCGACGCCAACTTACTAACCCTCGACTCAAACTCGCGCTGACGCATCGGCTGATTACCAGCCGCAAACTCCGGAGAATTCTCCTTAATAATCGCATCAGCATCAGCAGAGCGTCGACGGGCATCCGCCTCCTTTTCCATAGAAAACTTCAAACCAGTATCCGCCGTAATATTCTCGATCTGCTTACTCTGCAACCTAACCGCTAACGCGCTATTAATACCTTGCGACAAACGATCAGCAGTACGGCCACCAGTACGCGACTGAATATCAGGACGCGCACCTTGGGGGGCAGAAGCCCCCCCTTGCTGATAAGCCAGCATAGGATTCATCCCGGCAGCCTTCAAATCAGCCACACGCCTCTGAATCTCAGTACTCGACATACGCTCCTGAAACGCCATTTGCTCACGTGACAATTTAATATTGGCACGATTAGCCGATGCTTGAGCATCACTATCCAGCAAACCACCAGCAACGGAACCAATAATAGGGGCAGCAATAGACCAAAATCCCATAACACCTCCTTAGAAATGATCAATGAGCCCAGGCACACTATACAACGGCATCGGACGCGCAGCCTTAATATCAAAGAAAGCATCAAGTAAAAACTGCTGCCCATTAGCACCAGCACCAACAGCAACAATCCGATCAATCGGCGGCGTTTCCTGAATAAATGACGTATTCAAAACAGGCAACGCAGTAAACCTCTGCGCCACATGCCACGGATCAATCGTGCCTGCGGACGTCGAACGGAACAATCCCGTAATCTGCGAAGGATTGTAACGGTATTCAGCCCATCGTTCTTGATAACCAAAAACAGCGGAATCGTTCGCCGAACCATCAGCATAAATCTCCTGATTCAAAACTGCCTGTTCGCCCAAATGCGCGAAAACAGGAAAGTAGAAATCGTAACGCGTTGAACGCGACCACATCTTCCGCAATCCTTGCTGATAAGTCAGATCAGCACGAACCATAACAAGACCAATAACATAACCATGCTCAGTAAAAGACTGCGTAAAACCATGATTATGCGCCGTACCCGTCGCAAACGCAGCCAACGTACCGATAGGCGTAGAACCACCCGTCAAACCAGTCTGACCCGTCTGAGCAATCGGAGAAATATTAATATAGGTAGAACCGCCACCGAGATACTCAGGCCGCTGCAGACGACTATCAGGAGATATAACACCAAAATGAGACCGCACAATCTCTGTATAACGTGTACCACCGCGCGCATCCCTCTCCAATAACCGCTGAATCTGAAACGCCTGACGCAACTGATTAATAGTCGCAGCAGTCGCCGCAGTTAAATCAGCGGTCAAACCAGTAGCAGACCAATTCAAACCAGAAGCACCAGCAGCACCGCCGGCACCCCAAATCACCGGCGAATTAGCGCCAGCAGCACTAGTAAACACCGCCGACACGTTACCCGGGATACCCGTCTCGAAAAACGTCGGCGCACCAGCACCAACAACCGGCGCAGAAGTACCTAACGGCAAACTAACAGGCGTCGCCCCCTTCTGAGGCCACGGCAAACAACCTGTAAAGTAATCGTGCCGTTTACCACGACGCCGTAAAACATACGTCGCGGATGCGTCGGGACCGTCATTATTAATAACAGTCGCAGAACCCTGCAAATTCTCATCCCGAAACCACTGATTATAAATCAGGTTATAAGCACGCAAAGGCAACGCATTAATAGAAACTGTATTACCAGCAGCAACTTGTCCAACAGTCGGCAAACCCATATAATCATAAATGCCGCCAACCGCAAAACCAGCAACGGGAGAAACAATCTGAGGAATCACAAACGAGATCGAATCAGTAGGCGCATTCTGCTCACCCATAAACTTAACCCAATTCGTCCACACCAGACGATTAGGCACAAAGAAAAAGAAACTATCCAAATAAATATTATCCATTACCGGGAAAATAGGCGTAGCCATACGAGCAAACGCCGTCATCTTCAAATTAAACGTATCACCCGGTAAAACCTCATCAACATGAATCGGAATCAAATAACCAGAATCAAAAGTCGTCTTATACGACTTCTGAATCCGAAACGACGAACGCGGAATATCCGCCTTCGGAATCATCGCAAACTGATGCACATCAACAGATTTATTACGATGCATCGTTAGCACTCCTCTTTAAATCCTTACCTATAGCAATCTGCCGCGGATCACCCAATAAAGAAAAATCCGCATTACCATCATCAAACTCGCCAAGCTCGTACAAATCAAAATCCTCAGGATGCTTCGCCAACTCAGAATCCTTATTATCATTAATCTGATCACCAAAAGCACGAATAGCAGCACCCAAAGACAAAACAAACTGCGGCTGACTGAAACAATCCGCCGCACGATCACGAACAGCAATAATACGTAACTTCATAACTCTAAACCTCTCCTCTTAAAAGCCAAACGCGCCAGCGTAACCTTCTCGCGCACATTCAAACGATCAGGCGTACCATCAATAATAAAATCAAGAGACTTCACATAACGATCATACTCCAAATCATCGCCTGCAAACGGCTCAACACGCCTCAACATAGAATCATAATACTTCGGAACCTTAACCTTAACACCATTAATAACACAATAATCATGCGG